CAATAGCGGCCTTGATCCAATCTTTCATCTGCCAGTCACTCCACTCTTTAATGTGTGACCATAGATCTTTTAGTAAGTTCATAGAACCTCCTTTGTTAAAGTGGGGATTATACTATTTTACGCCTTTGAATGCTACTTTTTTAATTTGCATTTTGCTTGTCTGACCTTTTGGACCTGCACCTTTGTTGTTTTTTACAACAAAAGCAGGAAAAGTCATTGCAGCATCAGAACCCACTTTCATACTAGGAAAAGGGTTTTTTTGCGACACAGTAGTCATTTTTGCACTTTTAAATTTCATTTTTTTGCCTTTTTTTTGCCTTTTTTCTTTTTAATAACCCCTCTAGCCATTAAAATATCTTTTTTGGTAACTTTACCATCACCACTTAAATCAGGAAACTTTTTTTTCTTTTTCATTTTCTTAATGTATAGTTGGTTTTAAAAGATTTAGCAAGTCTCTTGCATTATGATTTAAAATATTATCATACTCTTGCTCGGTAAGGTTGTTGTGATACAACATTTTAGCTACACCCATCATTGCACCCGCTAAAAGTATCTGATCTTCTTGACTTGTTACACCTGTATCAGCAAAAGTCATTAACTCAGTAAAATATTCCTGTAATTTAACTGTTGCGCTTGTCATTTTGTTTTTCTAGATTAACATTCGCACGTAATTGTGCAATATCTTCGTTAGAATCTATCTTATCTTGCGCTAATTTAGCATTTTGTTCTAATTTTGCAGCATCCAGCTCCATATTTGCTTGATCATTTTGTGATTTTCTCTGTAAATCAGCAGCACGTAGCTGTAATTCTTGCTGTTTTAACTGAATTAAAGGATCTTCTCCTTGTTCTGCCATCATTTCTTGTTCTTCAGCAATCATTTTTTCTGTCATTTCAGTAATTCTTTCAGCAACTTTTGATTCTATAATTTCTTGAAGCTTAATTTGTTCTTCTTGTGGCATTTGACCACCAAATTGTTGTGCTAATTCCTGTACTTGTTCCTGCATTTCTTGTTCTACCTCTTCTCTTGCTTGAATAGAAACATGTTCCATAATATGTGCTTCTAAAAGGGTCATTGCCTGTAGATTATTCTTAACTAAAATGCTTGAAAAGAAAGCTCTGTGTGAATCAATATGTGCCAAATGATTTTGATTTCTAAATGCTTGTAAAGGTTTTCCTAATAATGTGCTACCGTTTTCTATTCCTGGATCTTGTGGTTGAGGCGGAGTAGGAACAGGTAAAATTGCATCAACATTTTGAACACCCATAGCTTGATACATACGACGATATGCTTCGTACATATTGTGCATCTGTGGTGCTGCTTGCGCAAGTTGTAGTTGTGTTTGTGCCAACGTAACACGTTGAGACATAGAAAAAATAGTTGGATCAGATACTGGAAGTATATCAATCTTATCATCAAAATCTGCTGTTTTAATTGATCTAATTCCCCCAACAACATCGTACGGATATTCAGGATCAAGTGATTCTGAAAATATTTTTGCTAATAATTTAAATTCTATTTTTTGCGCATAATGTAATCTCTTGTGTATTGCAGACATAACACGCATGCCTCTTTCCATAAGAGCCATAGTAGTGCCAACTGGAGCGTTTGCTGCAACACTGTCACCAATCTTTTGATCAGCAACCGTAGCAAATTCTTTACCTGCTTGAACAACAAAACCTAATAATTGAAATAAAGTTGGATCTGCTCCTTTGTATGGTAACGGCATAAGTCCTGCACGTAAATCACCTGAAGGTGCATCAACATCTCTAAACTCACCTGGTTGCAACGGATTGTCATCATCACTAATACGAAGACCTCTTGCTTTAAATCCTGCTGGTAAGTTTGATAAAGTACCTGCATCAATTAATTGTCTGAGAGCAGCTGTAGCGGTTCTTGATAAACCACCAAGCATATGAATTAAACCTAATCCATAAAACCCTAAACCTGGTAAGAATTTATAATGAGCAAAATATTGTATTTTCTTTAATGTATCGTCGTTCTCTTTATAATTTCTATATACAGATAAAACTTTTCCAGAACCCTCGTCTATCGTTACAATGTAAGGAAGTTTAATACCATCTTCTGTTTCAAAACCTGGTATGTCGAGATTAGCGTGAATTTCTAATAACGTATATTCGTCATCAACGTATCCTACTTTTTTAACACCTGATATTTCGTTTTCTTTTTCTTGTATTCTATCCTCAAGATCCATTGGCTTTATTTGAATATCGCGATAGAAGCCAGACACTTGTAACTTACGAATTTCATTTTCTGATTTACGAATAACATGTGTTACTCTTTCCGCTTGTTCAAGATTAGTAGCGTTGTACGGAACAACGAGATCATCGCTTGGAACAAACTTAGATACTGCTCTGTTTACACCTCCATCATAATAAATTTTCTTGAAGGTAGAACCCGACAAAGGTAAATAAAATAACATCTGATCGAGATCAGGATCAAACTCTTCCATCACGTGTGTAATTTGATAGTTCATAAATTCTTGCACACGTTGTGCTTGATCTTCTTTTGCTTTTGTTACTTCACCAATAACTTGTGTTCTGACAGGTCCCCCTGCTGGTAGTAATTCTTTATAAGCTTGTGATTGAAACTGTGTAACAGACTCAGATAATAAAGGGTGTGTAACACCACTTGCTCCCTGAAACGGTTGAGAACGTTCATTGTATTTTAATCCTAATAGATCTAAACCTTTTTTATAGGCTTCTGCCCATTCTTTTCTTGAAGATAAATCATTCTCGTAACCCTCTACTAAGTCCGACGAAATGACAGATAAATCATTCTCATCAATAAATTCAGCTAGGTTTGAATCAAATGTATCTTCTAATATTCGTTCTTGCTCTCCAACAATTGCGCCACCATCTTCTGTTATTTCTACCAAAGGATTATCAGTGCCTGGCTCTAGTTCTACTGTTTCTCCTACTTTAGGAGGTATCATCAAAGCATCATTTACTGTTCGTGGTTCGTTTGGATCTATTCTTTTGTCAATTGCCATTAAGCTGCTCCTATTAATTCTTCAATATTTGGCAGTGGATTGTACTGTACTAAACCACCTGTCGCCAAATGGGTTTTTGAAGGTAATACCATTTCTGGTGTTAGTTTTATAGCATAAGCGTCCACAGTTTTAAAGCCCGAAGGTATAGTTGTTGTTTTTGTGTATAAGTTTTGTGCATTATCAGAACTGTTAATAAAGTCTGTTGCCTCACTCATTGCGTCCTCAAGGCCACCTGATTTTACACGTATTTCTTTAATTATGTTTTGACCGTCCATTGATATAACTTGAATAACCTTTTTCTTACTTCTTGGCTCACCTATTGCTACTTTAATTATTTTAAACTCTGAATTGTTAATATTTGCCGCTCTTTTTAATGATTGCTCTAGAACACTGGTGTAGTGTTTACCACTAACGTCTGATACATCTGGCCCTCCGTAAAACTCATATGTTCCTACACCTTTTTTACCCGCTCTGTCTGCTAGTGGTGTTGCTGTTGTTCCTGCTTGCCCATATCGTTTTGTCACCAGTTCAGCAGGCGTAATAGCATACCATGTTGGTGCATTTGGATCGTTTTCTACAAACAGTCTTTTTGCTGCTGCGTGTAAATCATTCTTTACTATAACATCACCCCACAGCTTTCTGTCTTTAAAAGGAATATTAGGAAAAAGGGATTTCATGGTTTCAGGATTAACGACGGCTTCATCAAAAAACTTTAATACGTCGTCTCTTTCTTTTTGAGCCGCACGCACAGGTATCATGTCTTCAGGTGTTAAAGTGCCAGGACGTATATCCGCAAACTCTTTAAATATTTTATTAGAGTTTTGTAATTTTTGAATATGACCTGCAAAGTCAGCCTCTGTTCTAAACACAGGACGTAGAATGTCTTTATGCTTTGCATAAAACTTTATCAGCTCAGAGGATACATCACCTTGTTTTTCTCTTCCAATAATACGTACGTCTGTAAGATTAGAGCCTTTTTCTAATAATCGTAAATACTCTTTTTTTACTTGCTCT